CCATCTGGACCGTGATCAACCATCTGGTAATGGTAAAACACGGTTGGCCTGGTGGTCTGACCGTGCTGACGCTGGGGGGTGATTGCCGCAGAATCTGGCTCCGGGTGGCTACGGTGGTTGGTAATGGCTGGGCCAAAAAAATGCGACATATTGGTAATATGCGTTACCGTGATGAGCCACGACCTCCATTTTAAGCCACCCCCACGCTCCCGTCCCGGAAAAACTCAAAAAAAATTTCCTTTAAGGTTAAATATCCGTATGCCAAGCGGGACAACCATACCCAACACCTTCGTGACCTCTCCCAGGGGCCGCAAGCGTAGGAGGTACGGTCGCAAGGTTAGATCCACGGTCCAGCGGAGACCGCGTCGATCGAGATCAACCAGATAACCGGAGGACACAATGCCAAGAGTAGGAACAAAGAAGTTTGCTTACACACGAGCAGGCAAGAAGAAGGCCAAAGCATACGCGAAAAAAACTGGTAAAAAAATGAAACGATACTAATGGTCCGACTCAACAAGCCGTACAGGACACCGGGCAAAGCAAAGAAGTTTGCCGTCAAGGTGCGTAACCCCGAGACGGGCCGTGTGAAGACCGTGCGGTTTGGTGACCCCAACATGACCATAAAGAAGTCAAATCCTGCCAGGAGGAGGAGTTTCCTGGCCAGGCACAGGTGTTCAACACCGGGACCTAGGACGGGTGCGAGATACTGGAGTTGCAGGGCATGGAAGTAAATAATAGAAAAAATTTTAAACGCGAGGAGGAGCCGTGGCCGGCATCAAGACACGCAAGGGACAACAGACCCAGCACCAGAGATACTACGCTCGCGGACAGGAGTGGAAGCCCACGAGGGTGGTCACACGCAAGCGATTCAGCCAGGGCACACGCGAATTCATGGCCGCACAGAGCACCAGCACAGGGGAACTGTACCGCAACAGCCACGGACTGACCGCACCATGGCACAGCATAGCATTCACACCCACACCGGAGGATCACAATGAAGAAAATTAAGGCACCCAGGGGATACCACTGGATGAAGAAAGGCTCATCATACAGATTGATGAAGGGCACATACAAACCGCACAAGGGTGCGGTCAAACACGCGAAGTTCAAGACCGTAAAGACACACCGAGGCTACTAGTGTTACGGGCCATCAGCCCTGAAAGACGTTGCTACATCATAGGCAACGGTCGGAGCAGGCTCAATTACCAGTTAGACCAGATACCCTACACCACGTTTGGATGCAATCAACTGTATCGAGACTTCCAACCCACCTACCTGCTGGCACAGGATCGCAACGTTCTGGAGGGCATGACGCGTGATCGCTACACCGGGGAGGTCTGGGTGCCACTCACACGCTACCGTCAGCACCAGGGTGCGTACAATAACATGCGTGCCATACCAAGCAGTTCAACTGACATATGGCTCACGGGGGAGTGGTGCATCATCATGGCCGCACAACTGGGTTTCAACAGGATGGACCTCATAGGTTTCGATGGGGGACCCGACAGCCACTACAGGCCACGCACTGACACAAACCAGTCTTTGGAACAGTGCCAGACCCATCGCACCAGATATCAACACAGTTTCCAACGACTGCGACAGAGGTATCCCAAGATATTGATCAAGACCGACCAGTATTTCATGCAGGCTTATAAATAATCGTGCGGACAATCCTCGGACCCGCTGATATCTAATAATTTAGGTCAGTTGGTGGTGCTGTGAATCACAAGCAAAGAACGTTCGTTGCCAGTAGGGACAACCGCGAGGCCCCAAACACAACCAACACAATTCCCAGCGTTTATTATAACAACAACAACTAAACTACAAAGGAGACCATACACATGGCATTAGTAGGAGACGCAGGAACATCTTTATCGAACAGTTTCATAGAGATGTGGTCAGATGATGTGAAGCAGGCATACCAGCAAACATCATCAAAATTAGTTGATTCAGTTAGAGTTGTAAGAAACGTAACTGGTTCAACTTACAAGTTCCACAAGTTAACAAAAGGTGGATCAATCAAAAACAAGGCAAGATTTGAAGACATCACGGCAATGTCGGACACTTCAAAATCTCTAACATCACCGGGAGCATACACAGGTGGTACAGCACAGAACAGTGTTGTGTCAGCGACGTTGAACAACTTCCATTCAGGTGAGTATGTGGATGACATGGACATGTTCCGTACGAACATAGATCTTCGTTCTACATTCGCTCAATCGATCGCGGCCGCTCTATCAAGAGCAGTTGACCAAGAGATCATTGACGCGTTAGATGCCTCAACTCCAACAAACATCCAGACGACTGCTCAAGGAGCAAACGGATTAAACAAAGCCGCTTTATTAGAAGTACACGAAGCCCTAAACGCTTTAGACGTACCAACTAATGACAGATGCTTGGTTGTATCTCCAGCCGCTCTGACAGACATCTTGACTGACACTACGTTAGTATCAAGCGATTCTGGTGTTATCACAAACACTGCATTGACAACAGGTTTCGTACCGTCAATCTTTGGTTTCAAAGTGGTATCATCAAATCTATTGACTGCTGATTCAGTTGTTAGAAAATGTTACGCGTTCCAGAAGGATGCAATCGGTCTAGCATTAGCACAAGACATGACTGCAAGGATCGACTACGTTCCACAGAAGGCATCACACCTAGTATTAGGTACAATGTCTGGTGGATCAACAGTGATCGATGCGGACGGAGTTGTGGAGATTCAAGTTTCTGAGTAATCAGTAACTCTCCAGTCTACATGAAGGCAGGCCCCGCAACGGGCCTGTCTTTTTTTTTGCTCGATAAATAACTCTACAACAACAAGGGATTCCACTTTATGACGGAAACGAACATTTCAATATCAAACAAGGCACTGATCAAATGCGGTGCTGGCACAATAGCAAGTTTCACAGAAGGGTCACACGAAGCAAACGTGTGTTCTACCATGTACGAGACCACCAAGAAGGGTCTGCTGTACTACACGTTCTGGAACTTTGCCATAATCAAACAGGCCATGAACAGGCTCAACGAGACACCCACTGACAAGAACTTCACCTACGCACATTCACTGCCAGGTGACATCATCAGGATCAAGTCGGTGTTCAACGACGAGGGCAGGTACTTGGACGACTACAAGGTGGAGGGACAGAAGATCTACAGCAATGATCAGACCCTTTTCCTGGAGTACGTTCAGGACATGGACGAGGACAAGTTTCCGGTGTTCTTTGTGGAAGCACTGGTTGCCAAGGTGGCATACGAGATCAACGAGGCCATCACCGGCATAGGCACCCTGAATGACAGGTTGCTGAATGACTTCAACATCAAATTGAGAGCGGCAAGGATAGCAGACGGTCAGGAGAACCCACCAACCAACGTGATGCCAGCAGGCAGGCTTATACAGGCACACCTGGGCAACGTTTCAACTTCGAACCCACGTTATCTACGTCATGAGAACTAATGGCCACGAGGAAATTCACACAGAACAACTTCACGCAGGGTCAGGTTGGACCTTACCTAGCAGGTAGGGGAGAGACACCCATCTACAAGGCAGGCTTGGAGACCTGCGAGAACTGGCTTTGCCTACCACAGGGTGGCATAACCAAACGTAAAGGCTTCAAGTTCATATCAGCACATCCCGATGATTCAAACTCACCAGATGGTTCCACTACGCTGACCACGGTGGGCTTCCATCCACAGTCAAGGATGTTGCCGTTCAAGTTTTCGGACAACCAGGAGTACGTAATCCTGATCGAGCCACAGGACGGTGCCACACCAGCGGACATACACATATTCTACCAAGACGTCAGGATCAAGAAACTTACCAACGGTGTAGCCGGAGACGTCATACCAATAACCACGGACAACATAGACGAGATCAGGTTCACACAGAGTTTTGACTACATGATCATGGTGCACGCGGACATGAGACCAATACAACTGGTCAGGGGTGCCACCAACACTGACTGGACCTGCACCTACCTAGACTTCGATCACCTGCCACAGACCAACTTCAACTTCGGCACCACGCTAACACCAGCGGCCGCATCAGGCAACAACGTGAACTTTGACCTGTCGGGTGGCTCATACGCATGGGTCAATGCCGCATGGCCAGACGGACACGTGGGCATGCACATAGACATGAACGGTGGACAGGCCACTATAACATCCGTAACGAGTTCGACACGGGCAGTGTGCGACATCAACTACGATATGGTGGACAATGATCCAGCGGAGGGACACGAATGGCAGATAGATGCGTTTAGCAACCTGTCAAGCACACTGGGTGGGGGCTGGCCTAGGTCAGTGACGTTCCACCAGAACAGATTAATATTTGGTGGTAGCAGGGACAAACCACAGACCATATTTGGATCACAGTCGGGGGACTTCTTCAACTTTGACAACTACAGCAAGGTGGTGTCGTCAGGTGGATCCACCCTGGGAGAGATCACAGACATATCAGGCATACAGTTTACCATAGCATCAGATGAACTCAACATCATTAGGCACCTGGTGTCACAGCAATCACTGTTCATATTCACGTCAGATGGAGAGTTTGACATGAGTGGTGAGCCAGTAACACCCAGCAACATCCTGATTAGGCAACAGACACGTTATGGCATAGACCAAGACCGTTCGAGACCAGTGGTTGTGGACAACGAGGTGCTGTTCGCACAGAAGGGTGGCAAGGTGGTCAGGGCTTTCGTGTACAACTTCAACACAGATGCCTACTCGGCCAAGAACTACAACCTGGTGCACCACGACATACTGACGGGCACCAATAACCTGGCATTCGTCAAGAACTATGATGACACCAACAACAACTTCGTGTTCGCACTCAACAGTGATGGCACGATGGGTGTTCTGGGTGTCAACACTGAATACACGGTGGTGGGTTGGACCAAATGGACCACCAATGGTAATTTCAAGGACCTGTGCGTGGTGGATGACAACCTATACACACTCACACAGAGATATGCCAGCGATGGATCAACACTGAACACTGGACTGTACCTAGAGCGACTGACCGAGGACGAGGTGTATCTGGACTCATACCATGCCACTTCGGTGCTGGGACAGAGTTTCACGGGGGCACAGGGACTGGAAGGCAAGACCGTACAGGTCATAGCGGATGGCCAAGTGCATCCAGACGTCACTGTGACTGCCG